ATGGACGCCAAGCGCTTCAAGGATGCGCGAGGGCTGGCGAATATTACCCTAAAAACTGTGGTTGAACGGTATGAGGAGGAGATCGGCGCTGAGCACCCATTTGGCAAGAACAAGACGGCCGTCCTCAAGATGTGGAAGAACAAGCACGGAGATAAGACGCTCGACGAGCTCACGGATGAGTACCTGACAAAGTTCGTACGCGAGCGCCGCAAGGGTGGTGCTGGAGGGGTCACTATCAGCATCGACCTGACCTACTTGGCCGCAGTGCTCAAGACGGCCAAGGAGCTGTGGAAGCTTCCGGTTACGCTCGAGGCGGTGCAAGCCGCTCGGGCCAACATGGCGCACTTGAAAATCTCGACCAGATCTGAGGAGCGCCGGCGCCGTCCTAATCCGGGCGAGATTGCAGCCCTATGCAACCACTTTGACAAACGTTCGACGTTACCGATGCGCGACTTGGTGCACTTCGCGATTGCATCTGCAATGCGCATCGAAGAGATCACTATGCTTCGCTGGGTGGACTTAAACGAAGCAGATCGCACTATCATCATTCGAGACCGGAAGCACCCTCGTCAGAAAAAAGGCAACGACCAAGAGGTACCGCTACTCGGCAATGCTTTTGACATCGTTATACGCCAGCCGCGGCCTGAAAAGCCAACGTCCGAGTGTCGCATCTTCCCGGTCAAAGCCGCCACGGTCAGCACGGTTTTTCCACGAGCCACGAAAGCACTCGGCATCGTTGACTTGCACTTTCACGACCTTCGACATGAAGGAGTTTCGCGATTGTTCGAACAAGGCTACCAAATTCAGGAAGTGGCATTGGTATCGGGACACCGCGATTGGAAGATGCTCGCCAGGTACACACAGATTAAAGCTAAGGATTTACACCGTCCATAGTACTGCCGGATGGCCTTCGGGTAGGGCATCGAGAGCAGTGACATACCAGGTCCTCGTGCGATACAGTAAAGATCCGCCAGGCTGCCATTAGCCTGGTCGACTTAAGGAGAAACAGCTTGGTAAAGTTCACATTCAATCGCGGCGCCTGGGATGCCGGCCACACGCTGCCAGATTGGCAGGATGGCGAGGACAACATCAGCTATGTAGCACGACTAGGGTACTCCACCGTCGGCGCGACATACGGTACTGAGTTCGGTGGGGAAATCGAGATCTATGAGGCGCACGATAGCCAGTCCTTTTATGCTCTGGTAAGCCCGACCGGAAACACGTCATTTGAGGTGTTCCTTCCCGATTTCCCTAGCTATATGCTTTTCATGAAGGAGTACGTCACCGCGTTCGCGGCCGGGGGCGCCGACGCCACACAGAAGGACATCATGGCTCTGCTCAGTAAGTTCTTCCAAGCTGAGCACGGCCACGACGAGAGTGATATTTGCAGCCGGTGCGATCCTGTTGGTTGGAAACGGCGGTTGGAAGCAGCACGTCAACGCCACACTGGTTAGCGCGCACAAGGTGCTGGAGCGCGGATGCAGCCGTGATGCACGGCTTTCTTCCCATCTGAAGCACGCATCACATTTATCGAACCCAAGTCAAACGTCGCGCCAAGCGATTAGCGATTTAGGTTGCGCAGCGATGGAGAAGAAGAGTGAATTTATACCGCGTAGTCCCATTTAGCCGACTGAAGCAAATCGCGGAACAGAACGCACTTGCGTTCGTCTCCTATCGCACCTTCGGCGATGACCCTCATGAGGCGTCTCTGATCCAAGCACTTAGCACCCAGGATGGCGTGCGGCATGTCGTTGATGTACTGAAGCAGAATGGTCACTTACCGGCTAGTGTTACGCCCCTGGTGATTGCTGCGCGCAGTGCTGATGCAAGCGCGTTTATGCAGTGCTGGACTCGGACCCCTGAGCATAATCTGATGTGGGATAGGTACGGTGACGGCGCAAACGCCGTGCGTATGACAATGGACGATACGCGCCAAAGTAACCTACCTCGCTGGGTCTCGTTCAACGCGGCTAGATATGAAGATACCTTCGATCTTTGGAGGGAAATCCAGCTAGTCACGGCTGCCCAAAAATCTGCATCAATATCTAGTACGATGATTTGGACAACTAGTGGAGGTAAAGATCTAGGCCTGTGGAACGTCGACTTCCGTAAGAGCCTTACCTACAAGTTGAAGGCTTATGAGCATGAAAACGAAGTTCGACTCATGACCCCAATCTTCAACGACTTTGTCGTCCCTGGTCAAGCTAGGCGGCCCGCGCCTTGGGCGAATCACCCAGGGGGAAATAAGAACGTTACACTGATTCCAATCGGCAACATTGCGAACATTGTCACTTCAGTCATGGTCGGGCCTCGCGCAACTGCAGAGTTACAGCGCGATGTGGAAGCATTCTGCGTAACTCATGGGCTAATTTACGAAGGTAAATCGATGCTGATGACCCCTCGCTATACCGGCTCAAATAAAATTTTTGCCAACGATCCAGATGACTAACAGCCCTCATCTGTGTTATCGACTAGTCGCCGAGCCTCACCGACCACTCCTGAATATAGGCTGGTCCTTTGCTTCCCTGCAGCCGCTCCTCCCCTTTTAGCAGCATTCCATTGCCATGCATCGTGGTCAGCTTAGCCTCGTGGAGGACGGGGAGAAGCGGATCACCCACCTGGCTTGCGGGGTCGGTAACGGTGGCTTGGAGTTCGCCACCCATGCCATAAACTCGCAGTTCACCTTCGACCGGCAGCGCCGCGGCGATCTGTTGGTCAGATAGGCGCTTGCCGCGCTCCCGCAATCGTTTGACTTTCGCTCGCATCTGCCGAGTGTAGCACTATTGAGCAGGATCAAGACCGGTCGCCGGCAGCGTGTTACGGTGGCTCGATGGACAGACGAACTGATCGCTTGGTGGCCGTGCAGGTCGACCTGGCCGTGAATGTGGCCGCCGTGTTCGGCTTGGGCGCCGGCGTCCGGGTGCTGCACGCTGAAGGCATATCGCCTGCAGTCGTGCAGCGTGTGATCATCGACGGCGGGCCGCGGCGTGGCGCTTCCGAGCCTGGCGCAACGGTTGATAACCGTGTGCGTGCGACCATTCAACCTCAAAGCGTGTAGATTGCAAACATTGCAGTCAGGCGGGTGAAGAGGGATGGAAAGACGAACAGACCAAGTCACGTCGATGCTGCTTGAGACTGCGGTGAATGCTGCCCATCGTTATGGGACCCTCCCGCCGGCAGCGGAACTGGCCAGGCTAGGTATCCCGCTGAGCACGATCGTCCGTGTGTTGACGCAACCTTGCCAGAGCCGGGCACGCCCAATTCGTGATTGAGCGGCTCGCCGTATTAGGTTGCGAGAGCGCAGACGTCTGCACTCGCCACTTTTAGAACAGCCCAGCCGGCTCCGCCGCACGGTCCCAGCTGTAGATGATGACCTCCGCGCGCTCGACGCCCTTGCCGCCGCCAACCGTATAGTTGATCGGCACCGTGTCCATCTGGAAGTCCGCGAACACACGACGGACCTCGGGATGATCGTTCAGGCTCACGATTGCCTTACCCTTCAGGCGCTTCATCAGGGCCGCCATCTTCTCGTACTGCTCGAGTCCGAACTCGACGCCGTATCCTTCGGTCTCCCAATATGGCGGATCAAGGTAGAAGAGCGTATGCGGGCGGTCGTACCGCTCCATCAGTTTGTGCCAATCCATGTTCTCGATGTAGGCGCCCGACAGCCGCAGATGGGCCGCGGACAAGTTCTCTTCGATCCGTAACAGGTTGATCGGCGGCGTGGTCGTCGCCGTGCCCCAGGTCTGCCCTTGGACCTTACCGCCGAACGCATGATGCTGCAGGTAGAAGAACCTCACCGCACGCTGGATGTCGGTGAGCGTGTCTGGAGGCGTCTCCTGATGCCACTTGAAGACCTCGCGGCTGGCCAGCGCCCATTTGAAGTGCCTCACGAATTCCTCGAGGTGATGCTGCACGACGCGGTACAACCTGACCAGCTCACCGTTGATATCGTTGATGACCTCGACCTTCGCCGGCGGCCGCATGAAGTACAGCGCGGCCCCGCCGGCGAAGACCTCAACGTAGCACTCGTGCGCCGGGAACTGGGGAATGATGTGGTCGGCCAAGCGTCGTTTGCCGCCGATCCATGGAATGATGGGTGTTGCCATTAGTAAACCTTACAGTTGCGATTGTGCTAAACTCGCGCCGCCTTCCGGAAGGTGGCAGAGCCTTGCTTGGTTCACTGGCGAGAACAGTGGATCGAGGCCGGCGCAGGTTGTTACAGCAACTCGCGCCGGCGCTCTGTCTTTACTACGGGGCGATGGATCCTACTTCATAGAAGCCATGCTTCCGCGCCCAGTCCTGCAGCGCGCTTACTTTTTCTCGGAGACGCTCGGTCTCAAGGTCTGCGTCTCGGACGAGGTCTCGAAGATGCTGCTCAGTCGGCTTTGGTAGCTCGATGTATTCGGTCGCTCCGGCGTCATGAGCGACGACGGGACCTGGGGCTTCGGCGCCGCCGGCAACGGCACACACGCGGGCGGGGACTGCGATGCGCAGCCGCAGACGATCGGCAGCAGCACGTTCAGCAGCGATACGCTTTTCAGCTTCATTGAGATTCCTTTGGTAAGTGGCCAGGGTAGCCCGGGTGGACGCGATGTCCCGCTGTCGCTCGGCTTCGTTATGAGCGACTGCGATCCGCACGTCGTGCATGGCCGCGTCCGCACGTTCCGCCTTGTCTCGCTCCCATTCGAGCCGGACATCGTCAGCGCCGAAGTGGTAGCCAGACAGACCCGCGATCGTTACCGCGCCAAGCAAGGACGCTCCAACGGCAGCGACCTTCAACTGGTCAACGATCATGCTGCTGCTTCCTGGCTGTCGAAACGCTGGAGACTCCGGCCATTCATGACCGCGATGAGAATCTTCGCGTAATTCGGATCTGTCGCGTAGCCGGCTGCAGCTGCGGCACGAGCCCAACCTTCGCCAGTGGTCTCAGCGAAGCAGGCCGCATAGCGCGGGTTCACCTTGAAGAAGCGCGCGCGGTCGGCAATGCATTCGTCCACGCTGGAATAGGCGCGGAACTTGGCCACCAGGTCGACGCGCTTGCCGCCCACGTATTCATGGGTCGGTACGTCGACGGTCTTGCCTTTCCAGGAGCGGTCGGCCTTGATGCCGAATAGGTTGTTGCCAGGAGCGCGCGAACCCCATCCGGATTCGAGGGCAGCCTGGGCGATGGTGAACGAGGCCGGGATGCCGTGCTCTCGGTGGACACGCTGGGCGGCCGGCAGCAGCAAGGCGATGAAGGCGGTGGGCGGCATCAGATGATCTCCCGCACGTCCTTGACCAGGTCAGCCAGGTCGGCATCGCGGCGCTTTTCAATGAACTTGAACAGCGCGCGAACGATGACCCACGCCGGCAGGCCGCACGTGAACATGAAGCCGCCCTGCGCGATCTGACCTAGCAGATCATCCGACCAGTGCTCGATGCCAAGGTACTTGATGAGAGCGGCGCCGCCGGCGATCGAGCCGACGACGGTGCACGCCAACGCCACGCGCCACTCCTTCTTGCTGCTGGGCGGTGTCATGGCCATCACAACGAAGGACGCAAGCCCGGCGCCGATGCCCATGCCGACCAGGCCGCCGATGATTTTCATACTTGCTGCGCCGGCGGCCGCGCCGGAAATTGGTTCACTCATTAGGGTTCTTTCGTGGTTAGAAGTCGCCCGGCATGGTGTCCAATTCATGCGCACTTCGAATTACCGGGTGCGCACAGTCTCTCGCTCTAGCGGTCCCATTTCTAGGGAGAAATGGGACTATTTCATGCGCCGCTGCTGCGGAGGTCAACGCGCTGCAGCTTCGGGTGGAAGCACTGGAACAGGTCGTTCGGTGTGACCCTGTGCGCCTCGGCCGGATCCAGCAGGACCGCGCCGCCGGCCATCAGGAGCGCGAACACCAGCTCGCTGCACCACCAGCTCGACGTGTCGTTCCAATCGTCGGACGCGAGGAAGGGAATACCCAGGGCGCCCCAGAAGTCGTAGCCGCGGCCATCCTGCTCTTCGCCGAATGCGATCGCCTTCTCGAGGTCGGGAACCCATACCGTCATGTCTTGGTACTGGACAACGCCCTTCATAACTTGGTCGACCGTCGTCGCCCTGCAGCCGTGGGTCATTGATGCCTCGTACGCCCGGTCGCCGACGATCGCGACCACGTGGCTGAAGAAACGGGAGCCGGAACAGCGCGCTATCACCAGGCTCGCTGGGTTCCATGGCCACTTGGTGGTGAACCTTACTGTGATTACGCCAGCTGCCATCTAAGAACCTTCCTTGGCGGCAGGCGCTGGCGAAGACCATTGGATTGCAGCAATCTCTTCCAGCGTGCTGGCCGCTGCCAGCTGCGCCTTCAGTTCTTGGGAGTGATTGAAGTTCTCGGTGCCCTGGGCAGTCATCGAGGCGTACATGGCGCGGAAGGCCTCGACGTCGGCCAGCGGCAGCATCGTTTTGTCGGTCGCCTTCCAACCGCCTGGGAAGCCCTCTGGGAAGTCGCCAAACAGCGCGATGTGATGCGCAACGCCGTCCAAGTCAGACCGGGACAAGGCATCGCAGGCGATCTGCTTACCGGCGTGCGGAAATGTCGAGGCGTTCGCCTCTGCGCGCCAACGGTCAATGTCAGCGCGGCGTTGGTCTCGGGCGATCTCCAGCCGCGCAGCCTGCTCAATCTTCTCCTCGGGAGTAGTATCGCGTACGTCCCACAGTTGGGTCCAGGTCCCCTCGATCAGCTCGACCGTCAGCGGCTCAGCCATTTGGCCAGGTTCGACGGCTGGCTTATCGTAGATCAGCGGATATACGCCAGCATCGGCCAGGCAGTCATCCGTGATCACGGCGTCCAAAATGATGGATGCCGATTCCCACAGCGCGGTACGAATCTCGCCATGCAGGGTGAAAACTTCATTGGTAGATGGTCGAAAATACATCGGCGTTCCTTACATATCTTGAGTGTTAGTTGACGGATAGGCGCGGCCAGAGCCCCATATGATGCGGCACGCCCCTCCACCGCCTTGCCTAAGAAATCCTCCAGCTCCGAATGACGTTGACCCGCCTGCGCCACCGCCGTAGGACATGCCTGCGCCCCCCGAGCCGGGGGTCCCAGAAGAGCCGGAAGTTTGCCCATTGCTCCCATTGGCGCCCTCGCCAGAGATACCCACGCCAGCACCGTTTCCACCAGAACCGTCGGGCGTGCCCCGTTGCCCTCCTCCGCCTGCACCGCCCGATGGCATAACACCATCGTCGACGCAGCCTCCAGGGCCTGAATATCCGCCAGCCCCTCCCCCGCCACCGCTGTACTTTTGCGTAGGCCCGTAATAGCCTCCACTTCCGCCAACACCGCCACCGACATTGTCAGAAAGAGCACTGCCGGCGCCACCTGTCGGGGCGCCACTTGTAGTACCTCCCGCATATCCATCGCCGCCGCCACCGGCAGAGAGGAGCGCATCGGCGCCTCTATAAATGAATGTCGAGCCACCCCGAGTTGGCGTTCCTCCCGGCGCGTCAGACGGTGCCCCAACAATGATCCGCAAGGTCTCTCCTGGCGTGACAAGTAAAGTCCTCGCCCATCGGCATCCCCCGCCGCCGCCGCCATAGGTGCCGTTCGAACTGGACCTTGTGCTACCACCCGCACCTATACAAACGGCGCTGATCGAATAAACGCCGGCCGGGACCACCCACGAATACGTGCCGGGCGTGGTCCACTGCACTTGGCCAGGGCGGACCTGCACTGCGGCGAACATTGCCCTGAAAATGTTTTGATCCATAGCGACCTCAGTTGTCGTAGGCTTCGGAAACGGCCATGCGCCAGCGCGCGCCCTTGTTCGAGGTGACGAACAGCAGCAAATAGGTCTTGCCAGCGGTGAACGAGTAGACGATGTTATTCGGCGACTTCACGCTCGTCGGCAGGGCCAATGTGCCGCCGGTGTAGGCCAGCTCGACAGCGAAGGAGAATCCGTCCGTTGGGCACTTGTCGAACCCCCAGGTCTGGCTAGCGCCCATCGCGCGGGTGAAGAAATTCCCGGTAGAGAGGTCGAACGTGGACGTCGCGCTCGGGCGAACGGTGAACGAGCCATTCCCGAACAGGGGCATCCACACAGCCCCCGTGTCGTTCGCCGGATCCGTCGTGCCGGCGCCGGCCACCATCCGCCGGTAGGGCTGGAAATTGATCTGGCTGATGACCTGGGCGTTCTTCGCGTAGTTCGTACCGCTCACCCATACCGGTGCCCCAGCAGAGGCGATCGCGGCCTGCATTGCGGCCGATGCAGTTTGTGCTGCCTGATCCGCCGTCGCGGCCTTCAAGACAACGGTTGCGGCCAGTGCGTTGGACTGCTCCAACGCTTGATTTACCTGAGTACCCCAGGTCGGTAAGTTGCGGAATACATAGTCGACCGAATTATCGAATGCCTTCTGCTCCTGGGTGCGGAATGGCAGCTTCGTTATGTCGAGAAAGGTGGTGATCACTAAACTGCCCCTTCAATTGTGAGGTTCATCTTTGATTGCATTTGATATTCGATGACATTTTTAAAGCTGCCGTAGCGACCGAACACTGCAGTCGCGCCATAGGGTCCGCCGACCCAAACGAGCGCACGCTGACGCAGCTCGAAGAGCCGGTCCTGGACATAGGTAATCTCGTCATTAGGGACGACGACATCGCATGACATGCGCTTCGCGTATGGCCGGATCGTCGTTTTGCTGGTGCCGTCGAAATTGAATGTGGTGCTCGAGAAGTCCTTACCCTCGGTCGACAAGCCAAGGAGAGTCGGGCCGAACTCATCGACTGGGCCAATGACACACATGCCGCATTTCGCGGTGCCGCCGATTTTCCTCAAGCAGACCGTCACCAAGCCTCTCGCGTAGACAGGCAAGTCCAAGGTGAAGAAGTAGGTACGCCGCTTGATACGTTTGAACATCCAGTTGAAGTAGCTGGACTTCGAATTCGACTCGATAAGGTCTGTCGTCTCGCTATAGACCACGCCGTCGACCGCGTCGACCATGCTCACTAGTACCTCGTCCACATCCAGGTTGCCAAGGTAAAGACCCTGCGCCACCATCTCTGCCGAAAGGACAACCACGATCTCATCCGGCATGGTGGTCTGCGTGTTGTTGTAATCGTCGAACATCGCCCGGCGATTTATCGCGCCACGTGGAGACCAGGCACTAGTATCGTTAAGCGCTTTGCCCACGTTGTCTGCGATCAGGGACTGGAACAACTCGTAAGTGGCCGGGTCATAAACATACGCATCCTTTGCATACGTCGCCTTGGCATCATAAGCGGGCTCGACGATCGGCACGTTCGAAAATACTAGTCCTGCTCCGGCACCGATCACGTCAGCAGCGCGGGTCACAGGGCCGTTATTGTTGGTACGAATAGGGGTGGCGGGCCGCTTCTTGGAATATAGCTGAGGTAATCCAATTCGCAGTGTGAAATCGACGAAGCCATTCACCATCACAAGTATCTGCAACGTGACCCTCGTAGAGGTGGGCCCGATGACCTTCCTATGCTCAAACTCCTGCTCGCGCAATGGCCCGAACTGAGGGGTGATGGTAAGCAAGTCGTCGGAGACGAATGCTCCGTCGCTTAACGCTTCTCGCATGCGGCTGCTGATTCGTGAGACGTTTGCTAGAGAGCCACCGATTTGAGAAACATACGTGACCCCAATCACAGTTTCACCAGCTGCAACTGGGATTTCTGCAGAACCCTCGAATTGAATTTGGATTGCCTCATTGGACGTACCGCTAAGGCGAACATCGATAAAATCAATTCCGGATTCTTGCCCCATATACGGGATTGAGCGGGTCAGGGCCGAGCTTGAGATTAGCCAGCGAGCAGGCAGCGTCCCGGGCACTCCCGTAGCGGCGCCCACCATGGTGTTGTTGTGAATTAGATTAGTGAATTCCTCTGGCTCCACCAGCGCATACGGCGCCTTGCTCAGGTCAAAGGGGTCGTAGGTCACGCGCAAAGTATTCGGCGGCGCAGTCTTCAACACTCCATCCCTGACGTAATAAGACCCACCGCCACCACTAACCTGTGGGTCCCCCAGTTTGATTGGCTCAACAATAATCATTCAGTCTCTTTCACAACTTTCGTCGCAAATGGCACATCGCCCCTGGTCGCCGCATCCAGGTGATCAGCAGTGTTCAAGGTATTCAGAGCGATGGCGCCAAGCCCCGCATTGATCTCCTCGCGCAGCGTCGCGTTCTCGACGCGCAGCTGGGCGACCTCGGAATTAAGGCTGGACACCGCCCGCGCCAACATCGCACTGTTGTCCACCGGATTACCCAAGCGCGAGAACATGTCCTTCGTCTGGTTCGCATTGAAGATGCGTGACGGCCCGGTCGCCTCGAGCTCAGGACCATCCTCGCCAACGATGCGCCAGCCGCCAGCGTGATCGCCACCAGTGGCGTAGCCAGGCACGCCGCGCAGCTTCTTCGCCTCGTCACTGTTCCGGAAGGTGTCCCGGATTGCGTCAAGGCTTACCCCACCCTGCAGGCGATCCATCCAGTAGTCCAATCCCGCAGCATCGGCGGTTCGACCGAACACTTCGCCGTAGAGCGCCTTGATCTTTGCTTCAGGCGAATTCTTGATAGAGTCGACCACCGCACTCTGTGAGGCGCCGTTGGCGAGGCGATCCTGCCAGTACGCCAGACCGGCAGCGTCCGGATTACGTCCCAGCGCTTGCTGGTACGCATTGGAGACAGCCGCCGTACCGCCAATAATGGGATTAGCCCTGGCCGCTCCAACCGCGGCGGCCAGCGCTTCCATCGCTTGCGACAGTGTCAGCAGCCCAGTTGCCTGACCATTCAACGCGTCGATCTGCTCCTGCCCGTTCTCCACGATCCGATCCAGGCGCGTCATTTGATCCTCGAGCGCCCGCAGCGACCGCTCCTCAACCGTGAGCGCCTCATCTGTGATTCCGGCCAAGGCCGCGATGTCGCCGCGCGTCTGGTACAGGTCCAACAGATAATCGTTGTACGAGCTGAACTGGTCCGATGCATCGCGCGTGATCGCGCTCAGAGCGTCGCGCAGGCTCTCAGCATCCGGCAGTGGGCCACCAGCCTGCGCCTTCGCCAGCGCCGCGCGGATCTGTGCCTGTGCGGCTGCACGCTGTGCCAGCTGTTGTTCTGGCGACGTCATACTGTTGAGCGTGCCATTGAGAAGCTGCGCCAAGCCCTGCAGCCGATTCACCGCTGCAGCATGGACGTCTACGCTTGCTTGCAGCGCGGCCTTCTCACGTGACGCGACACGCTGCAGCGTGAGGAACGCGCTATCGACTCCACCAAGCAGCGTTGCGGCGGCAGCCTTCGCATCCTCCACCGCCGCCGTCTGTGCCTTGAGCGCCTGCACTTGGTCGAAGAGCGCCCGTACGCTCTCGTCCAGCGCAGCCCGCTGCTGCTCGAGCGCCATTTGCTCTTGCTGCGCCGACGTCAGCGTCAGTGCGTCGTACTCAGCCTGCAGCTGCTTACGCTGCTCGAGCACGGCCGCTGCCTGCGCCGCAGCCTGCTGCGCCGCGGCCTCGGTAGCCGGATACACCTGGGCGAAATCGGCCTGGATCGCCATCAAGGCTGCGTACCGCTTCGCGCCTTCCTCAGTGGCCAGAGCGCCGCTGTCGATCAGATCCAGCACGACCTGCTTGAACTCGTCGCGGGTGTCGACGCTGGCCAGGCCAAGGGCGGCCATCTGCTCCGTCACCGCCTTGAGCACCGGCGCGTTACGCTCGGCCTCAGACAGGAAGTTCTGCTGGAAGAACTGGACGCCAGATGCGAACGCATCCAGTCCGCCGGCCGCCTGGAGGAGCCGCTCGCGAGCAGCCAGAGACGAGACGCCTACCGTGCCGAACGTCGTCCCGATGGAGGCCAGCGTGTCGTCGACCACGGCGTAGCTCGTCGCCAAGCGCTGCAGCGCAGCCGATGCCGACTCGCCCTTCTGCTGGAGGTTCACCAGCTCTGGCACCAGGTCGGTGGCCATGGTGTTCGCGAGCCCTTCGAAGTAGGCAGTGATGTTCGCCTGAGTCTCGGCATCGGTCTTTCCGATCGCGATATTGATCACGTCGGTTCGACGGGCGATGCTCGACGCGTCCACGCCAAGCGCTTCGGCGAAGGCCTTCGTGGACACCTTCATGACGCCATAGGCATCGGACAGCGCCTGGTCCATTTCTGGCGCCACGTCCACGCGATCGAAGCCGGATTTGTCGCTCCGGAACCAGCCGCCCTTTTGCTTCCACTCCTGGATCACCTTGCCATCGAAGCCACCCTCCCCCAAGGTACCGGCAAGGTTGCTGCCCACGACTTCCTTTGGCTTATGGCCGAACAAGCGGTTCACGGCGCCACCCAGCAGGCCACCGACCAACGAGCCAAGGGCTGTCCCGAGTGGGCCAACAATCGTGCCGACAGCAGCGCCAATCGCGGTGCCGGCGTTGACCGTGGAATTGCCCGAGCCGCCGAATGCAGAATAGCCGTTCGACAGCGCCCGACCACCCATCACCCCGCCGAAAACGCCGCCGGCGATGCCCGCGGCTGCTCCCAAGCCGTTGGCCAGTGGAGTCAGCGCTTGACCAGACGCGGTCGCCAGCCCTTGCGATGCCAGGGGCGTGTAGCCCATCGAGCTCATGATGTTCTGTGCAAAACCGGCCACGGTGTCGCCAAGGGCGGCGAAGCCACCCTGCATCGCGTCGTAGATCCCCTTGACCGAGCTGATCGCGCTACCGACGCCGGCGCCTCCGGCACCGCTAGCACCTGGAACGGCGCCGAGGCCGAATTGATTAAGCACGCTCTGCCCGAGCCCATTCAACGTCCCCGAGACGGGCTGCAGCACGCCCTGGATCACCGGACGAAGCACCAGGGTGTTGAACATATTTTTCAGCGTGTCGACCAGGTTCTCGGCGAAGCCTTTGCCATTCTCGAAGCCGCGCAGCAGCGCATCGGTCAACGACGACTCGATCGTCTCGGACATGCGCTTGCCCTCGTCGGCCAACTTCTTGACCGCCTCGATCTCCGCATCATGGATGGTCGCCGCGGCCTGGGCATTGCGGAGGCCTTTCAGGGCGTCGATCCTGCGCTGGATATCAGCGACTCCAGCATCCGACAAGACGAGCGACTGCTTCGCTGCCTCGAGCTCGGCGATCTGGACGTCAGTGATCGCCTCCGGCAGCATGCCGTAGGTGCGGATCTTCAGTTCCAGGGCTTCGGTCTGCTTGACGATTCCATCGATGTCGCGGTCAACCGCGGCAGTGGCTTCGTCCAGCAGCTTTTTCTCGTCTGCGGCAGCCTTCGCGGCCGCATCGTTTGCAGCCTTGATCGCCGGCTGCTTGGCAAGCAAGTCGGCCTGCGCCTTCGTCAGCTGGTCGACCGAGATCGCGCCGTTCGCATACGCCTTGCTGAGCGCCTCCCATTCCTGGGAAAAGGTGCCGCTCAGGCCTGACAGCTCCGCCATCAGCTTGGCCTGCGCCTGCTGCTCCTGGTTCAATTTCTTGGTCTCGGCCGCGATCTCGGCAGCGCTCTTGCCCACGACCGTCCCGTGGCGCACGATGGCGGCCATTTCTTCCACAGATGCGTCACCGCTGGCGCCCCAGGCGGCTGCGATCGAGCGCGCAGTGTCCGACCAGCTCTTTCCGATGTCGGCTTGCCACTGGCGCCCGATCTCCGCTGCCATTTTGAAATCGCCCTGGATAAACGCGACCAGCTGGGCAGCCCCCGCCCCGAGGGTCTTGCCGACCGTCGAGAACACCTCGACGATACCAACCCCGACGGTATAGAGCAGCTTGAGTCCCGATGCCAGGAATTGCGCGGTGTTCTTCAGGGTGTCGCCCTGCGTCGCGGTTTTAAGGAACTGGCCGGCAAGGGTGCTCAGCGTCGGCAGGAGTTCTGCGGCCACGCCCCGAGCCACGCCCTGGGTGCCGAGCATCAGCAGGTCTAGGGTATCGTTGAAGGATCCGGCCTGCTCGACCGCTTCTTCGCTCAGTGACAGGCCGAGCTGGCGCGCCATCGCATCCATCTCGCGCAGGCCTTCCGCGCCGCCATTGAGCAACGGGAGCATGGCAGCACCCGACTCGCCGAAGATCTGCTGGGCGAGGGCGACCTTCTGCACGCCCTCCTCCATGCTGGCGAACTCGTCCGCCAACTCGTACAACATGTCCTTGTTGCTCTTGAACGAACCGTCCAGGTTCTTCGAGCTTAGGCCGAGCGTGGTGAAAGCACGATTGCCGTCGACGATCTGCTTGGACAGTTTCGTCATGGCCCCTTCCAGGGCCTTGGCTTCCATACCACCCATCTGGAACGCGAGCTCGAGGCCAGCCAGGTCCTCGACCGCAACGCCGATCCGCTGAGACAGGTCGCTCGCCGCGTCAGTGGCGTCGATCGCACCCTTGATCCAGCCGGTGAAAGCCGCAATCGACAGCGAGGCACCGACCGCACCAAGCACGCCGCCGATGACGCCACCAGCTTGCGATACCGTTTCCAAGGCGCCGGTCGCCTGCTCGCGGAACCGGCGGAACTCGGAAATTGCGCGATCGGCAACGGCTGTGATGATTACTCGAGATTCGCTCACTTCTTTCGTTCACTCCATCCTGACAAGGTCGCGCGCTCCATCGCCTGCACTTCCATAAACAACTTCGGCCAGTCCTTGCGCCTGATCTTCCAGGCATCGCGCACTACGAGGACGCTCTGGTAATTCAGGCCGACAGCTCCGCCCGGCCCGACGACCCACTGGGTCGATACGGCCTGGAAGAAGTTCCAGGCCTTGACGCACTCCGGCCAAAGGTAGAGAGGTTCGGCCCGCTGCCGCTCATAGACCGGCGCCAGGCCGAATGCCGCCGCGGCCTCGCTGACAGCCTCGTCGTCCAGCTCCTCCTGGTCTTCGTCGACGATCCACCCCAAGGCCGCGTAGCGCGCGACCTGCGCTAGTTTTTTGCTTCGGCGCTCGTCTCCTTGGCGAAGGCGTTGAAGCACACCAGGGCCATGCCAGGGATGTTCAGCAGCGCATCGAATGCCTCAGGACAGAAGTCGGCCGGCTGCGTGGTCTCTTCGTCGATGACCAGGCGCTGGCCACTCCAATCGGTGGTGACTTCGCGCAGCACGTCCTTCATGTCGAATTCACCGCTGCTGATGCGCTGCTTAAGATCGTCGGCCTGCAGACGCGAGCAGGTCAGCGTGAACTTAAACGGCACAGGCTGGCCCTTGCCATCCTTGGTGGCGCCCTTGACGGTGACGAGGACGGTCGGGCTAATAACGGTGGTAAAGCGCTTGCTCATGATTTTTCCTGTGTTGATGCGGGCCAGGTGGCCCGCGTGGTTATGCAAAACTGGTGATGATGCGGATCTCGTCGTTGCCAGCGACGGGCGTGGCGCGCACGTTGTAGCCGATCAGGCGCTCGCCATTCAGCTCTTCCTTGGTCGGCTCTTTGAACTGGGCCGCCGGCAGGAACACGGCAACCTTGTCGTTCGGGACAGTGCCGTGGATCAGGCCGAGCGTTTCCTTCGTGGCGGCTTTGACCTTGCCCATGAACGACACTTCCTGGGCGGCAGTCTGTTTGAGCTTGACGGCTCCAGTGACTTCACGGTCGGTAATGGCCACTGACTTCCCGCCAAGGATCTTCTGGAAGGTCGCGGTGACACCCAGGTCGATGGTCAGGCCCTGGCTCGGATACTCGACGCCGCCAACGAAGGCCGGCGCGGTGGCGATAGTGTGGGTAGCGCCGATGGTGATATTCCCCGAGTTGTCGTCGGTGACGATCTGCGGCACGCGCCAGGCGGTCAGGGTCGTGGACGGATTGTTCAGCGCGGCGATGCCGCCATCAACACCGATGAGCTTGAAGCTGATTACCGGCTTCTCGCCGACGGTCAGATTCAGCGAGGCAGTGCCGCGTACGCCCAGGAGCTTGTGCAGCACACCGTCGTCGAAGTAATAGATCGACGACGACTCGAAGCCGCCAGAGATCGGGACATAGTCAACGCGAATGCCGGCGGTGATGATCTCGGCAAAGCCGATCGAGCGCATCAGCGGGCCCCATGCCGGCGCCTTGCCCGCGGTGCCGGCGCCGACCAGCTCGATGTCGAAACCGCATTCGACGTACGACGCGCCTGGCAGTTCTTCGGACGCGCCCAGGTATTCGCGAATGATGTCTCGCCTGATCCACTCGGCGTTCAGCGCATTGATCGAGACGTTGCTGATCACGAGCGCGTTGGCTGCACCTTCTGGAATCGAGTCGACGCCATACTCGTCTTCGAGCTTCGCGAGGATCGCCGTCTTGCGGATCAGGCGTTGGGTTTCCACAGCCATGTGTTACTCCTGTTCTTTCGGTTCACGGACCGGTTCGAGCTTGCGAATCTCGCCGGTGCCAACATTGCGGACGTAGCTACCGCCCACCGCAGGGTCTTGCTGCCGCACAGGCGCCAGTGCAGACGTCTGCACTTCGTCAGGCTTGAGTAGATCCGGCGCACTTGCGCCGGCGATGTTCACGTCTTTCATAACTTCAGGGTTCTCCCGTTGGTTTGGTGTTTCACTACGAAGCGCGCGCTGACGCACGCCACGCTGTTGTCCAGCTCCTCGAAATCCCAAGCCAGGGTGTCGCCAGCCAACGGCGCGATATCCATCACGCCGTAGCCGAGACCCGAGCCGCCATCGAGGTTGTCGAAGACTGCCTCGAGCACCTGGTCAGCGACTGTGCCGGGCACGTCGTCGGCGCCATCGCGGCCATAGCACTCGATCTCGAGCAGCGTGTCCCACGTCGTGCGGCCACCCAGCTGCTTCACTTCCTGCGACAGCGAGCGACCGAGCCGGACCACGACGGCCCGGTTCTTGTCGCTGCCCAGCGGGCGCCGACGGTTGACGTAGACGCGATCGGCGACGAGCGCCGGGTCTTCCTGCAGGCGCCGTGCGATCGCCTGCACGATTGCCATGTGCTGGGTCGTCATGCTTTCTCCAGGAACACCAGGCTCAGACCTGTCGGCAGGTAGCTATCGGCCTGACAGTCGGCCACCTTCCAGGCGGCCCCGTTGACGGTGATGCGCATCTCGTCGAAGTCAGCCGGCACGCGGTCGTTGGCGATGACCATCTGCGGCGCCGCAGCTCCCATGCCCATGCCGACCATGCCATTCCTGTATTCGGCGTCGAAGATGATGGGGATGTCACCCTCGACGCCAGGAATGCGCGCGATGGCATTCGACAGGCGCTCCATCGCCAGTCGGTTCAGCCGGGCTTCGAGCTGGTCGAACATCAGGCGTTGATCTTGATGAGGACGGTAGCGGCGCCATTGCCAGCCGACGCGGCCGCGTAGCCAGCCGGCGTGTTGGTGCCCTCGGTGATGGTCAGGCGGAAGTCGTCGGCGTCCCAGTACAGGACATCGCCCTGCACCACTACGTCGGTCGGCAGCTTTGCGACGTTCCAGACACCGGTCACTGCGACCGAACCGGTTTCGTGGGGTGCGATATCGCGCAAGGCGATACCGACGCGCTTGCCCATCGCGACCATTAGCCCCGAGACAACTCCGGTCGCGCCGGCTTTGTAGTCAAGCACGTCGCCCTCTTGCACATAGTTCTTTGCCACTGCTGGCTCCTTTTCAGTTCAGGAGGCGCCGCGCGGGCGGCGCCGTCGTTAGATGGTCAGGACTATTCGCCCTGGTTGACGGCCAGCGTGCGGAAGTCGAGGGCCTTGACGCCTGCGTCCATGCGCACCTTGAACTCGACGCCGTCGCGGGTCCAGCCGTCTTGCTGCTCCAGAGTCGGCGACTGGTTGCCGTCGAGGTATTGCACTTCGACCGTGTCATGGACGTTCTGGTCAGCGGCGCCGTACCAGGTGGATGGATCAGCGTCCAGGCGAGCATCGCTGATGACTTCGAACGTGCCGCGTGCCGAGTTCGGCACAGTGTTGTTCTTGGCGCCCGCGCCAACTTCGTATTCGCTGTCCTTGACCACCAACGCGGTGCCTTCCAGGGCCACCGGCACCAGCAGCTTGGCCAGACGGATATTCAGCGCACGCGCAGTGCCGTCGGTTTGCGTACGCATACGGGCACGCATGGCGTTGACGGAGGCCGTGTTGATGCCTGCTGCGGCCAGGATGTTGGCGTGGTCTGCGTGGAATAGTTCCTTGCCATCGGCCATCAGCGGGTTGTCCATCAGGATCGCGTACACCAGGTCACCGATCGTGCGGATTGCGGCGCGGCCCATGCGACGCGGGATCTTGGTGAATGCGTCCAGATCGTCATTGATGATGGTCTGGCGGGTCAGCGAGAACATCTTGCCGTAGGTCGCCAGCTGGACGGTTTCACCACGTTCGCCGACCTCGGCGTAGTGGTACTCGCCGCCATCCTGAATCCTGTCCAGCGACGGGAAGGTGTTCAGGTCGACACGCTTGCCCGGCTTGAAGTCGCCCAGGGTGCCGATCGAGGTCCACAGCTGGAACGTTTCTTCCGCTTCTTCGTAGCCCTTCATCATGGCCTTGTCGGCGACATTCGCCAGCAACAGCGGGAAGTCCGAACCGGTCTGGGTGAACGCGGCTGCAACCACGTCCATCTTGCCCATGCCGCGTGCGTTGACGCCGGCGTGGGCCAGGCATTCGCGTGCGAGATCCATCAGCGAGAAGCCGCGGTAGTTGTTGGCTTTGTCGTCCTTGTCCAGGTTGCCGCGCGCCAGGATCGAGGCTTGGGCGCCGGCGCGGAACTTGTCACGCTCGTCTTCCAGGGTGACGATGTAGCTGCCGGCGACTGGGGTGGAGCCCTTGCCCAGGTGGGCCAGCAGCTTGGTGTTGGCCTGCTCGACGGTGCAGCCGTGGTCGTCGGCGCAAGCCGCCTGCAGCTCGGCCACGCCTTCATGCTTGGCGAATGCTGCGAACGCGGCAGCGATGCTAGCGCGACGGGTCTTGTCGGCCGCCAGTGCGGCTTGTGCTGCAGCTTTTGCTGGATCCAGGGCCGGGTCGGTGCCCGCCGGATTGGTGGTGCCTGGCATGGTGTTGCTCTCCTTCGATTGTGGTTGAGGCGCGGCAGATGCCGCCGGGGTGTTCGGCTGCGGGAACGATGCGTACCGCGCCTTGATGGAATCCTTCAGTTGCGCGCTGGCCGCGACCGGCAGACCAGGAATGACGACGTCGACGAACTTGGCGGCCAGGGCCTGCTCTGCCGTGTACCAGTGATCCTTGCCATCCGTGAGCAGGGCCAGCATCTCGGCCTTGTCGGTGCCGGTCTTCGACGCATACGTGGTCGACATCGCGTCCGCCCAGCTGTCGAGCATGTCGGCGTAGTCGCGCATTGCCGCGCTGTTGCCAGAGTTCCAGCCCCACGGCGCGTGGATCATGATCTGCGCGTTCTCGGCCATCTCGACGGTGTCGCCAGCCATGGCGATCAGGCTGGAGATCGACGCCGCGATGCCGTCGACGACGGTGGTTACAGTTGCCTTGTGACGCTTGAGCGCGTTGTGGATCGCGATGCCGTCGGTCACCGAACCGCCATAGCTGTTGATGCGCACGGTGAGCTGCTCGACGTCGAGGGCCATCACTTCGCGCACGAAGGTGGCGGCCGCGATGGTGTCGCCGTACCAGCTTTCGCCGATGTCGCCGTAGATGAGGATCTCCGCCGAGGAAGCCTGCACGCTGCCGGCGGCGGCGTTCGCGCGTGCGCTTGGCCGGATCGTGTACCACTTAGCCGGCTGGTTCTGATTTGCTGTGGGCATCGTGCCTTCCTTGTTGGATGCGTCGTTTTGAAGTCGTCAGTTTGTTGTTCCAGCAGTCCCATTTCTAGGGAGAAATGAGACATTTTTTTGATGAGCAGGGACGAAAAAAAGGCCACCTGGTGGCGGCCTCGAATTAACGATTACTCCTCCCTGTCGGGAGGTTCGGGTGGCGGCGGTGCTGGCGGCGTGGCCTTGTTCTGGTTGGCGTAGTTCGATTTGAATACCAGCCCCTTCTCCGCACACTCCGTGCGGTGCGCCATGATCTGCTCGAGCACGTCGCGTGGGTTGACGCCGCGCTTGCGCATGACCTCGACCTCACTGGCGAAGCCAGCTTCCACGAGTGCTTGCCAGGCCATAGCTTCCTTGAGCGGATCGATCCAGGGCATCGACTGGCCTACGAACAGGGCATCGTCGGCGGTTTCGGGATCGACGTCATGCGGCATCGGCACCACGCCCGAGAGGCGAGCAGCCAGCACGAAGTCGTTCCACGTCGGCTGGACGAACTGGCCCACGAATTCGTCGCATAGAACGGCGTAGTGGATCCACTGCTCAACCAGCTCCTGCCGCTGAGAGGAATATGTGCCGCTATAGTCACGGGCGATGCTCGAGTAGCTGCCGCCCATGCCGGCCGCCACGGCACGGAGCTGGCCCTGCCGGAAGGTGACCAGGTTGGGATTTGGACGGTTGGAGTCGATCATGCCGATCTCCTCGCCGACGCCGAGGTTGTCGATGATCATGCCTGGCGAGAAGTGCAGCTCGCGCGGCTGTCCATTCGGACCGTCTGGGCCTTCCGGGTACTGCTCGGGAGCGCCCTTTTTTACGTACGCAGTCAGGGATGCCGCCACCTTGGCCGCTATGCGCTCGGACTCCTCATAGTCCTTGATGTCCTCGAGGCGGCCAATGACGCTGGCGAACTCGGACACGCCCCGCATCTGGCCGATGCGGTCAAGCGAGGCGATGTGGTGCATGCGGCCGGCCTCGATGCGCTTGAGTTCGTAGCTGCCCTTGGTCCAGCTATCGCCACCCGGGAAGGCCTTGTACGCCCAGTAGCCGGTCGGCTTGCCCCAGGTGTTACGTTCGATACCCTGCTGAATTCCTCGTGCCGGGTCGTGGTAGTCGAACGGAATCAGGTCGGGCTCGATCAGCTCGAGCGAGTACGGCACCTTGGTAGCATGGTCCAGCAGTGGCACAGCACCGATGAGCCGCTGCGAGAAGCACTCTCCATCGCGCAGCCAGGTCTTCGCCACCAGGCGCTGAACCTTGCTCCAGTGATGCCGCTGCGTTACTTCGGGAGTTTGCGCCCAGTTGCGGTAAGCCGTGCGCAGCGCGGCGGCATACTCGACGTGGATGGTGCCGTCACGCCGCCGCGGCTGCGGTTCGATACCGATCCCGCTCGGGCCGACCACATTGTTCACCAGGGTGCGCAACGCTCCACGCGCGATGTCGTGATTCGCCTCGAGATGGCGGGCCAAGCCGCGCAGGCCAACCGCGCCCATCTGCGAGCCAGCATTTGGCGAGCCATTGGCCTTGCGGCCCTTGCGCAGGCGTGATGGCTTGGCCGCCTCGTATTGGTTCAGCACACTGCGGGCTGCGAGGCGGCGAGCACCGGCGACCGGCGAAAAGAAAGCGATCGCTCGGTCAACAAAATTGAGCTGGACCTTCGTGTCGACCTTCATCGTTACCGGTCTCCGAAGCTGGCGACGGAGAACGACATGCCACCGATCGACGGCTGACCACTGGCCTTGCGCGCGTCCTGGGCGATGCGCGCTTCCCATTCTTGGCGGCCGGCACGGATCTCCTGGAGGTTTTCCATGCCCATCGAACGGCCCTGAAAGGTGATGGTCTTGCCGGCCAGGACGGCCAGCTCGGCCTTCATGTATTCGGCCAACATGGTTGCTGCGGTAGTCATTGGGCGCTCCTTGATCTGAGCGCCCCACACTACCTATGTGGCAGTCCCATTTCTAGGGAGAAATGAGACTCTTAATTTACGTCGGTGGGAGCCTGTGTTCTACATAAGCTCGCAGCCTGTGAAGGGCGACCTTGTAGCGCTGTGCCTCTTCCGCAGTCGGGATATGTTCTTGGAATGCAACCTTGTTGCGAACTTTAATGGCGGCTTTTGCGGCTTCCACCTGAGCAGCAGAAAGCAATCCCTCTCGGCCCATATGATCGAACATAACGCCGACCATGAAAACTTGCGGGGCCGGGTCAACTAATCTTGGATAAATTTCAACCGCGAAGTTCTGAAAGCTGTTCCATTCCTCAATGATGATTTGCGACGGATTGCGCGAATCAGTATCGGTAGTCAAGTTGGAGGGAGGAGCAACCGGGCTACCAGCAGGCGCGCCAGGCTCTGCAGCTGGGTCTGACACCTCTCGATGATACCCGGTGTTGTTAGGCGTTTCGAGCTTGCTGACCTCCAGCTCAAGCTGTTCCAAAGCTGCGAACTCAGCACTAATACCGAATGCATCCAGCTTTAGAAGTCGTGCTATGCCTCTACGCGCGTCGTTCCGAAAAACCAGGATCGCGACGATTGCAACCACTGGCCAAGCAAGCGATTCGGTCATTTTCGCTGCAAATTCGTATCCGTCCACTTCCACTCTCCGTTGTTATCTAGCAAGTGTACCTTAGTACGATCGCTCCTGTAGACAGCCGGAATTAGTCGCCGTTGATGAATCGATAGAACTGGGAGCGGCTGATGTTGTATTCAAGCATCAGCTCCTTCCTGTTCCGACCGTTGTATTTCGCTTTGACCGCCAGAGCGCGCGCCTCCGGGTCGATGTTGTGCTTCTTGACATAGACCTCCTGCCCACCCCACTGCAATCGAAGCATGGCGTCAACTATCCGCTGCTTCTCCGGTGTAAAGACCCCAACGCCGAGTGTTGCCCCCACCAGGTTGACGAAAGCGCCCACAATGTCATGTTCGTTTTGCATTACCCAAATCCCCTACTAGACCAATCATCGGACGCGAACCGGTTGCCCGCGTTCCTGTTCTGTACCGACGCCGACGGCTTGGCCGGTGCTGGTGGTTTCTGTTGTTGCACCTGCGGCGCAGGCCTCACCGGTTCGGGCGCCGCTGCAGCCGACTGGCTGAAAAGGTCCCCGATCGCTGGCTGGACCTCGGCCTCGAGGGCGTCCCACCACTTGGCCGGCTTCTTGGCCAGCTCCAAGTGCGTTTCGAGCCAGACCGCGTAGACCGTGCAGTCCCACGCTTCCACTCGCTTGCGCAGCGCCGTCCAGCGCGATTCCTTTCCGCCGGCGGTAGCCCGCTCCACTCGTGCTTCGCCTGCCATCTGCGCAAAGTATTCATCCGTCGACTCCTTCGAAAAATGCATGTAGCCGGGCCCCGGCTTCGTTATCTGCAGGCGGCCGTAGATCAGGTCCTTGGCCAGGTTGGTACCGACCTGCCAGAGGAACAGGCCTCGCTTCTTCGTCTTGCCGCGCCAGTCGATGTCGACCTTCGAGACGCCATCCTTGATGTGCTTCTCCCGGCCCGAGCGCCCCTTCACGGCAAACACCTTCCGGCCCAGCGCACTCTGCGCGTGCACGAACGCGTACACCGCCTGGGTGTGGTGGCCGCCGGTGTCGATCGCGGCCGCGTAGATGCGCAGCTGCTGCCCGCTCGCATGCGCGAACTCGGTCTCGAACACGTACTCGGCGACGTCCTGCCACACCTGGTCCTCGCTCGGGTTGCCGTACAAGATGCGGTGGTCGATCTTCCAGGTCTCGCAGCCGCGGCCATACCCGCGCACCGTGACCTCGATCCGGTTGTCCTGGGTGTCGCAGCCGGCCAGCAGCCGCACACAACCCATCGGTACCGTGCCGAGCTTGTAGGGCTCGGCACGCTCCTTCAGCTGGTCGGCGTCGCTCTTCTCCTGCTCCAGCCCCCAGACCTCGCCCAGGGTCGTGTTCGTGAACGCCTTGAGCTTGGTGATGTCGCCGCCCTGGGCCGCCTCATAGGCCTCCAGGAATTCCTCGACCAGCCGCGACCAGGTCACGAGCGGGCTGTACGCCGTCCAGACATGGAAGGCGATGTGCTCGAGCGCCTGGATCTCCTCGCCGGCCGCGTTGCGGAACACGCCGGCGGCGTCCACCGTGATGCTGCCGTCGTCGTTCTGCCAACGGCCCTGGTCGGCCACGGCCAGGTACTGCGCCTGGGTGATCAGGCAGTGGCAGTGCGGGCACAGGTGACGCACCGTTTCCGGATCCCCGTTCACCCACTTGAAGCCGTGCTGCTCGTCCTTCTTGCCCCAGGTAAGCGCGTGGAACTCACCACACTCCGGACAGGGGATCGCGTACTTCAGCCGCACGTCCGCCGCCCGGTAGCGGTCGTCGATGAGCGAGAAGCCCTGCAGCTTCGGCGTCGAGCCGGTAATTAGCTTCGGGAAGGTCGCGCCTTCGACGCGCTTGGCCGCCAGCACGTCAGGCGAGCCTTCCTTCTCGATGTCGCGGTCGAAAGCATCCAGCTCGTCCAGCAGCGCGACATCCACCGAGATCCGGCGGTACGCGCGCGCAGCCGTCCCGCCGCGCGTGTGCAGCAGGCAGCCCAGGAACTTCTTCTGCGCGAGGGTGTTGTCCTTGTGCCTGGACACGTGTGCCGGCATCGCCTTACGCATGACCTTCACGTCGCGCAGCATCGTGTCGAGCTCGGTCTTGACGAACTCATCGCTATCGCCATCGGTTGGCTGCCAGAGTGCCTGGTTGCGCCGCTTGTGTTCGGCGAAGTAGCCGACGGCCGCCAGCAGCATCTTCGTGTAGCCGACACGCGCCGACTTCTTGAAGTCGATCGCGCGGATATCGTCATTGCTGATGCACGCCAGGATCGCGCGCTGGAAGGGCCACGGCCGCCAGGCCTGTTCGACGTACGAAGACTCCGCCGACAGGTAGAAGTGCTCCGCTGCCCACTCCTCGAGCGTCATCGGCGGCGGCACGCCGAACGTACCGAGGCCGCGCGAGACGGTCTTGGCCAGCTCGGGCGACTGCCAGTTCAGAACCTCGTGCATGCTGCTCATGGCTCGAGCTCCTCGCCCTCGCCGTCCTCATCCCCTTCGTCCGGCTCGCGCAGATCCTCCAGCGACATGCCGGCGACCACGTTGCGCACGCGCGCGATCTCGGCCCCGATGTTCTTAATCTCGTCGCCGGTCAGGCTGGGCACCCGGCGCTTCACGGCGCCAGGGATTGCCTCGAGGATGCCGGCGATCCGGCCGCCGGCCTTGGACAGCACTTCCTCGATCAGCGCGACGGGCGCCAGCTCGCCGCGCGTGACGGCGTTCTGCATCTCGATCTTCTCGCGCTGCGCCTTCGCCAGGCCTGCGCGCTCGGTCGCCAGATCGAGCTCGCCGTTGGCGGCGCGGCCGGCCGCCTGCTCGCGCAGGTGCGAGCAGTACGCCAGCAGCAGCTGCTCGGCATCCATGCCCTTGTCGAGGATGCCCCTGCCGACCAGGTTGCCGATGGCCTGCTGGCTGACACCGACGAGCGCACCGAATGCTGCCTGCGTCATCGGCATGGATAGGTCAATGGTGGACAATACAACCCCCTTAGGACGGGTCTGTGACTAGAGAAAACTCGGGGTTCGAATTACCCTTGAAGGGCCCCCTTCCGGGAGTACCTTGGAAATCGCAAAAGATCAGCGCTGCGTCGCCCGCGCCTCGGCCAGCGCGCGGCTGAACTCGCCGGTGAAGTGCTGTTCGATCGTCGACGTGGCCACGTAGCCGAAGTCGAATGTCTTCTGGTAGACGACGCTGCGCACGAAGATCATCACCGCCCTGATCGCCGTGCCGCGCGCGAAGTGGACGCGCTGGTAGACCCCGAGCGGAAGGCGATCACCTGGGCGCCCGACGAAGTAGGAAACGCCCTGGCGCGTCCTGCTGCCGCGCTGCAGCGCCTCCCGCCGCTTGTCGCTCATGTTCGCCTTGTACCCAGCTTCCGGGAACGCCCTGAGGTACGCGAGAATCTGGACGATCTGGCCGCGGTTCATGTTGCCGTAGGCGTCCAGCTCTGCACCTTCGCCGGGGACGACACGATAGCCAGGCGGCAGCGCACCGATCGATTCCAGCGCGCGCTCGAAGCGCTTCTGTCCGCGAGTGCCACCTTTGATCTGCGCCTCCAGGTATTTCGCCGCCGGCGTGCTGCTCTTGCTTGCGAAGTCCTTGAGCTTGACCTCGGCAGTCAGGTTCGATGCTGTTGCTGGCCGCACGAAAAGGCCCGACATCGTGAACGGTGTGGGCCGGTCGAAGCTGTCCCGCATTTCATGCTGCTCTGCGGCCTCGACTCTCTTGGCCGTCCGGGTCAGGGCTACACGCGTGGCGAACTTCACCTGCTTTTCCTCGACCAGGATTCCGGTAGTGAGCTGCCTGATCGCATCGCGCACGTCGACTGCCATCGTTCTTCCTTCGTGTAGACGTCTGCACAAGACGCAGCGGTCGATGGCGAGCGTCATCCACAACCTGCGCCGATTCGGCGTCCAGCGTTCGCTTGAGGTTCGGGATTGGAGCCACTATCATGGGCTCCGACGGTTTGCCAGGTTACGGCCGTCGTGCTGAAAACAAAAAAGCCCGCGACCTTTCGGGGCGGGCTTTGCTCGTGTGTTAGACGCAATATCGACATCTAGCACGCGTATCCTAATGGAAATATCGTCTCGTGGCAATATTCCGTTGCATTGCCCTGGACAGCGTGCGCTCGGCCTCTTCCAAAGCGTGCTCGTAGGAGTGCTCGGGGAATCGCCACACCGTTGCGATTCCAAACGCCTTGCGCACCGCCCACCACTGGATGCGAGGCAGGTTGTCGATCATGATCTCGACCGCCGAACCGCATGCCATGAATTCCTTCACGTCCTGCGGATTCGCCCACCCATTCGAGTGCTGCTGATCAGCCAGCGTCATCCAGCGCGCCCAGGTCTTCATCACCTTCCGAAACGGGCTGTCCCGCTCAACATCCGCGCCGCCTACGCCGTGGCCGGCCAACACCATCTCACCCGCCCCCTCCGCAGCCGCGGCTACCTCGATCCATTCGTTCGCCTCGTGTTGCATCTGCACCCCTTCCATGTCCTGCCCCTTTGCTGTTCTCACATTCATCGTCACTGCCCTGCCCGATCCTTGCCGGGTTACTCCCTGCCGGTCCTTCAACATCGGCCTGCCAATATCCGAACTGCCCGTATCCACTGGTCGACCTGCTTTCGATTCGTCCAACCGCTGAAGGGTTGGCGAAAAGGTTGGACGGCTGGAACCCGCATGGATGCTGTGTTTGCCAACCTCCTAACCTACCTAACCTCTTTCTGAGTTTTGCCAAAAGGGGCAAGAGCCGCATCGACCCGTCGCGCACGTATACGCGGGTGTGCGCGGGGGCGCGTGTCGGTTGGCGAGGTTGGGAGGTTGGGAAACCCACTATCCATGCGGGTTTCAGCCGTCTAACCTCAAAAAAGCGAGGTTGGACGGCTGTCCGTCCTTGGGCGAGAATCGCTACCTTGAGCAGCGACGACAGCACCTTTTCCGCCTGCGCACGATGCGCCCGCGATCCCTGGTGAGTCGCCGTCATGATCACGGCTGCGTGTTTAACCTGGCAGGCCATTTCCCACCTCGCCCTCTGCAGGAGCTGCCTTCGGCCGCTCGTAAAAATACTCGCGTGCGCCTTCCGTACTCCGCTCCTTGCTCCATCCCAGCTTGCGCATGATCGCGCCGATACGCATCGTCTCTGCCCGCGCTGGCCCCATCTTCGACAGCTCGAAGTGCAGCGCCCTGGTCAGCAGCTCGCGCGCGGTGATGCGCATGACCTTGCCAACCATCGTCGGCTTGCCTTCGGTGTCCATCCCTTCCAGGTATTCGTACACGCGGCCATGCCACGGATCCGGGATCTCGCGGCTTTCCTGCATCGGACTGATCAGGCGTTGCTGTTGCTCGTATGTCGGCCACCACTGGACGCCGGCATTCATCAGCGCGATCGCTTCGCCGAACAGCTGGTCGCGGTCCGCGATCAGCGCGTCAATGTCCAGGCGCCCCGTCTCGACCGGCCAGAAGCGCCGGTTCCCGGTTGAGTCCTTGAAATAGGCGTCTTCGTTCGTCGTCGCGGCGAAAGCGCATCGGCGCGGCATGTTCTTCATGCGGCGGCCGTATGGCTCGCGAAAGCGGTCGACGGTGCTGGACATGAAGGCCTTGATGGCCGTGACCTCGGAGCGGTTGAACTGCTCGAGCTCGGCGACCTCATACAGCAGCACACCCTGGATCGACAGGTAGCCGTCCTTCTCCCCCATCCGGAAAGGCGTGTCGGCGAACCAGTCGCCGCCCAGCACCTTGAGCGCAGTCGATTTACCACGGCCCTGGCCGCCTTCGAACACTGGCGCATGGTCGTTCTTCACCCCTGGCCGATAGCCGCGGACCACAATCCCGATGAAGAACATCGTGGCCACCAGCCGCAGGTACTCCGAGTCGGCTGCGCCCCAATACGTGGTGAAGGCCGTCGCTACCCGCGCCTGCCCGTCCCACATGGATGCGCAGCGGTCGAAGTAATCCACGACCGGATTGAAGGAATGTTCGCGTGCTGCCTGGGCGACGCCGCGCTCGATGTCGCCGATAGACGCCAGGACGAGGCTGTGATGCTCGGCCATGTACATGCCTAGGCGGAAGTCATCGGATTCGGCCCATTCGCCTGGCTCGCTCGGCCATGGCGTCGGGCGGCGCTTCATCTGCAGGCCGGAGAACATGTCCAGGCCAACTAGGCCAATCAGGCGCGGGTCATTCTCCATCACCATGTAGACGTTCTCACGGCACCCCTTCACGCCGCCGTTCGCCGTCTGGATCAGCATCTGGCGAAGCTGCTTCTTCGACACGCCCGCGCCAGCCGGCAAAGGGGTGGAAGTGCCTGCCGGCGCCGCGTCCAGTTGCTCGGCTACCCATGCTGGCACATCGTCAGCAGACGGCTCCTGCACCAGCTCGTCGTCATCCTCGGCCGCCTGATCGACGCGCAGCCTAGTGAGCCAGGCGACGACCTGCTCCTCGGTGGCGCCGCCATCGATCAGGTCGGCAATGTCCCACCCATCGGCCACATCGCCAGGTGCAGGAATATCGATGAAGAACACGCTGCAGTCCTGCGCCTGCAGGATCGCCGCGACCTGGACCATGGCGACCATGCCCGGCTGCTCACATTCAGGCATGATCTGGCCGGCGTATTCGTGGCCGTCCTTGTAGACCTTGGCGTCAGCGTCAGCCCACAGGATCACGTTGCGGCCGCGGATCGCGGACCAATCAGATTTTTTGACAGCCTTGCCACCGCCGGACCACGTCAGTACCTCGAAGTTCTCATGCACGGCCGGCAGTCCAACAGCCTTATCGACGCACTTCTCGCCTTCGAGGACCAGCACCGGCAGTTCAGGCCGGTGTGGCCCACGAAGGTAGAGCGGCCTCGGCTCAGGGAAGGCCATCCAGCGCCATTCCTTCCGTCCGGACTCCGCGTTGCGCGCATAAACGCAGGGCAGCACTTCCTTGCCCCCGTCGGAACGCAGGAACCGGTAGATCACGCCGAGCAGTTGGCCGTCGACGTCGTGGTATTCCCAGGATGCTTCGGGTCGGCCACGGACCACGTGGGCTTTCGGTGGCGGTCCAGCGTCCTGGGGGACCGGCAGCATCGGCTCCCATGGCGTCCGTGATTTTTTCTCGGCAGGTGCTTCTACCCCTTTGCCGGCTTGCGCAGGCGTGCGAACAGGGGACTGTTTCGGCTTCAAGACGATCGGTGCGCTTCCGTTACCACTCGGTTTATCGCGCGGGGTCAGCGGGATACCGAGGCGCTCAGCCAGGGCCGCGCAGGCGCGGCCTGGAGAGAGGCTGTTGACGAATGCATAGAGCGAGATTAGATCGCCGCCGGCTTCGCCGTCGGAGAAGTCAGACCAAACCCCGGCCTTGTCGCCGGTGAGACGAATGCGCAGCGACTGTCCAGCCTCACCGTCGCGCGATCCAATGCAGAATTCGTGACCTTCCCGCACGCCGTTCGGGAACCATTCGGCAAGGAGTGTTTCAATTTGGTTGAGCGCTGCGCGCCCAACAGCAATAAAATCTTGGCCGGTCACGCAGTCGCCTTCTCTACGTGATCGACGAGTTCATTTGCCATACGCGAGGGGATGTCGCGATATGCGAGCGAACCTGGCCGCATCGACACCAGGCGCGGGCGATTCTTGAGGGACAGCGGCCGCATCGGCGGCGCGTAGCGGCCGGGCGTCACTACCGCGACCTCGGCTGCTGGCGCCGGCTCTGGCTCTACAAGCTGGCGGCCCCAGACCGTCAGCAGGACCGTCTCGTTGCTCCTGACCACCAGGCCCTGGCGCTCCAGCAGTCCGATGACGGCCACGTCGAACTCCGCGCGCGCACGTGGATAAGCTATTGCGCGAAGCAGCGCTGTCAGCGTCGACGTCCCGCCACACCGCACCAGGTGAAGCAAGACCGAATGTGCGCGGCTGCCTGCGCGCGGCAGACGATGCAGAGTCATTCCGCCTCCCTGCCGCCCTGCGGTGCATAGATGCGCAAGGTAAGCGCGAGGAGTTCGGCGACGACCTTGTGCAGCTCGGCGGCGTCGTGCTCGAGGATGGCCTGCTCACGACGGTCGATCAGGTCATCCGCCGTCGCCGCGGTAAAGTCCTTGGAAAACTCTCCCAGTCGCGCGTAGAGCGTCTGGAACTTAGACATCAGCAGCTCGTTACCTTCGTCGAGATCGTCAGGCAGCTTGAGGAACGTGCCGCCGCTCGCGGTTGCGACCGCCTCGGCAAAGTGGGTGGTCTGCGAGAACGCCTGGATCTGCAGCGCGGTTTCGACCGTGACGCCTTGCCCCTTGCGCTCATACACGCGGTTCTCGAGCGCGTCACGGCTCATGCCTAGTGCGCCCGCCATAGCATCCCAGCCACCGGGAAATGCCTTGATCATGGACAGGTAAGATTGCCTCAGGTTCACAACTGCCTCTCTTTCACTGTGGTTGCCGCGACCTACGCGTCAACCTATTCTTGCAATATGGATACTTATCCAACGATTTTGTTTCCATGTGGAAACTGTATAGACGTGACTCGACTGCAACGTAGTGCTGACGCTAGTTAAATTTGTTAAGCCGACTGCTCTTCAGAGCAGGTAACGGTGAGTCGCGAAATATCTGCGAAAGATTCATCCTCAGCCGGGCCGGCACCCGCTGTTCGAGCGGGTTGCATAAGGACTAGCTCTGGCCATATCAGTTCCCAGTCATCGGGACGAAGCTCAGGCCGCGTGACCTCCCCGTCAGTTGCGCGTTCGATCGCAACACAACGCTCCGGAGGAATAGGACGCTTAGCATTCGCCCATTGATTGATCAACACTGGCGTGATGCCGAGCTTCGTCGCGAGCTCGCGCTGCGTAGCCCGGGTTTTGACGTAGTCGAGTAGTTTCATGGCACAGACTATAGCAATTTGCTTTTGATCGTGCAATAGCAATTTGCGCATTCCATGCATAAGCGTTTTGCTTTTAAATTGATACATGACAACCGTAAAAGAACTACGCCTCGCGAACCTGAGGTCATTGGTAGCTGAGTTCAAAACAGCAGATGCTGTCGCGCAGCGGGCACAAACCGCCCCTATGTATCTCAGCCAGATCTTGAACGGTGCTAAATCGTCTACAGGTAACGCACGCGGAATTGGCGACAAGCTAGCGCGCAAGCTGGAAGAAGGCTGCGGCAAGGAAGTTGGCTGGATGGATAGACCGCATCGTAACGTCGCTGCACAGTTCGATGAGAATGTTGTTCCTGCGGCAGTTGGTCTGCGACCAGTACCCGTGATTTCATCAGTTCAAGCTGGCGCGCTTAGGGATATGGAGAGCCCGTATCCGCCCGGCGCCGGCTACGCCTATGAGTACACGGATCAAGATCTGTCGGCATGGGCGTTTGCACTTGACGTCGAAGGCCTTTCGATGCTGCCGGACTTCCGACCAGGCGATCGCATCATTGTCGACCCGGACATGGCTCCGAACCCTGGAGACTTCGTAGTCGCTCGTAACGGCAGTGCGCAGGCCACCTTCAAAAAATACCGCCCGCGCGGTATTGATGCGGCAGGGAACGAAATCTTCGAGCTTGTACCGCTCAACGACGACTATCCAACGCTTCGTAGCGATACCGAGCTGTTGTCGGTTATAGGCGTAGTTACCGAACATCGGAAAAAGTTAAGAAGGCAGTAGGAGCAAGAGCCACGCATGACGGATGAAGTACCTAAGATTAGCGGTCCGGGGCATTACCGCATTAACGTAGCGGGAGAGAGTTTCTATCGAGATAGTCTCATCCGAATCTGCGGCCCACGACGCGAGGATGGCGTAAATATCGAGACCTACGCGGAATTGGTGCTGCAGGACGATAATCCTCACGACAAGTTTGCGGTCCAGGTATGGATCGATGGACATCAGGTCGGGCACCTTCCCCGCGAGTCGGCCCGCGCTTTCCGTCGTATTGTCCGCTATGGGCAGCTGAGTCTCCATGAACGGTTCAAATGCGCTGCCGTTATCAGGGGCGGTTGGGATCGCGGCGCTGGCGACCACGGTGACTACGGGGTGCGGCTAGACCTTCCTCAGGACGACGATTAACAACGCACTCCGACCGCGCGCTCACGCAGCCGCTCGGAAACCCGCATTGCGCGGGTTTTTTTTCGTCCATCACTTGGCAAAGATGCCTCTTCGTCTCGTCACACCATCAAATAAAAGCAAATTGCTCTTGCTGCTCTAAAAGCAAATTGCTATAGTTGCGCTCGTAGTGTCAACCACCGAGGGCAACATGATTCCGTTTCGCGTCACCGTAGCCACCAACGCCGGCCGGCTCACCTACTTCGTAGTCTCGTCCTCGATCTACGAAGCGTGGCTTGAGGCTGCAAACCGATTTGAACAGCCACATCCGATCTCGGTGGTACGGGCATGAGCGCCGCAACAACCGCACGTCCGCCGAAAGGCAAGGCTCCCGTCGGCACCGGCAAACTCAGCCAGGCCTTGCATCATGCACGCGACCGCGATGCCCTGAATCGCTTCTGCAGTGCACACGTCTGCACTCCGGCCGAAGTGTCAGAAGACGGCATGCATCTGCACCTTCCCAGCGTTCTCCAGCTCATGCGGACCCGTGGCTACGAAGTCTCCGCGCCGATCAAACCTCAGCATCAGCCGAAAGCCCGGCAGGGCCTCACTGCATGGGTCGTGCACATCCGCGTCCGACACGTCGAGTTCGATATCGCTTTCTACACCGCGACCGCGGCTGAGAACGGCGCTGCTAACAAACCCCAAGTTTCCAGACTGGAGCATGTATGACCACTACCGCCCTAACCCTTCTACCAGCTCCGCAAATGGCGGTAGCGACCGACATAGCCATCGCCGTTGACGAATTAGTGACGAATGCTGGGGAGTTTGGCTACTTCAATCTGGTCGACATCCGAATCTCGAAGACCAATCGGAAACGGTTCAGCCAGGCGAAACTCGACGAGCTCGCCGCAAGCGTGAAGGCCAAGGGCGTAGCACAGCCAATCCTGCTTCGGCCGGTCGAGCCGACCGCAGACGAACCGCAACGGTATGAGATCGTCGCCGGCGAACGACGCTTCCGAGCCTCGATCATTGCCGGCTTGTCGACGATCCCGGCGATGCTTCGCACGCTGACCGACGTCGAAGCCCTGGAGCTGCAGATCCTTGAGAACCTGCAGCGGGACGATCCACACCCGCTGGAAGAGGCCGAAGGCTACGAGCGGCTCATGCTTGAGCGGAACTACGACGTCGACCAGTTGTCCGACAAGCTGAGCAAGAGCCGTTCTTATGTCTACGGCCGCCTCAAGTTGTGTGCGCTGACCACAAGCGTGCGTGAACAGTTCCTCGAGGACAAATTCAGCGCGGCGACTGCCCTGCTGATCGCCCGCATTGCCAATCCAGCCCTTCAGGTGCGGGCAGCGAAGGAAGTCTGCGAGACCGATTACTGGGGAGAGCCGAAGTCCTACCGCGCGCAACGAGACCTGCTGCGGCAGCGATTCATGCTTGATCTAAAAAAAGCTGTGTTTGCGATCAAGGATGCAGCACTCCTGGCGGACGTCGGTACGTGCGTCGAATGCCCGAAGCGTAGCGGCAATCAGCAGGAGGCCTTCGAGGGGGAGAAACACGAGTATCTCTGCACTGATCCAGACTGCTTCGCCGAGAAGACTGCCGCGCACTCAAAGAAGGCAAAGCAGAAGGCTGAGGACCGCGGCCATTCCGTCATCAGCGGCGCCGAGGCCAAGAAGATCATGCCGAACTCCTACGGCAATCTCAAGGGCGGCTACGCCGATGTCGACCGCGAATTTTATGTATCGGGGAGTGGGTCAACGAGCTACCGCAAAATACTCGGCAAGCTAACCCCGAAAGGCGTCTTGCTGGAAAGCCCGTTCGAGCCAGGCAAGCTGATCACCATCGCCAAGATCGACGAGCTAGAGGACTTGGTCACGACGGTTGCTGGCAGCGGCAAGACCGAGGCTTCCGCATCCGCTAAACAGAAGGCCCAGGAGAAACAGCAAGAGCAAGCGGCCGCGGTGGAGAAGCGGTTCCGCCGCGAGCTATTCGTGGCCATCCGAGACGCCAGTCGGGTCGAATCCACGCCGATTAACGAGCAGGAGGTAGCGGCGCTCTTGTTCCGCAACTCCCCAGGGTCTGAGGAAAGCTTCATCAGGAAGCTCTACGGCTGGACCGGACCTGAGTTCGAGTCGGGCACTTGGGACGGAAAGTACATCCACAGCTCAACACGGATTGGTGATGCGATCCGCGCGATGAGTGCGGATGACGCCCGCCAGCTGATCCGCGACATGACGCTCATCCGCGAACTAGAGGTCAGCACCTACTCATTCAACAAGGCAGACCGGCCGGAACTCATGCTCGCTGCAGCCGTGAATCTCGGGATCGATGTTAATACGATGAAGAAAGCAATTGTCGGCGAGGCTAAAAAGCTGGCGGCCGAGAAGGCGGCTAAGAAGGCGAAGGCGGCAGACAAGGCGAAGAAGAAGGGACCAGCGCAAGCCCTTCTGCCCGAAGTCGAACAGCCGGCTGAGACTGCACCGGCGGCCGTCGTCGATGCAACCATCGGCGCCGCTTCGACTAATGTCCGCTACCGGCACCCCAACTCAATGATGACCTGGACCGGCCGCGGCCGCGCGCCGAAATGGGTCCAGGAATGGATCGAAAGCGGCAACACGCTCGATGGCCTGCAGGTCCACGCTACACCTGCAGCAACTAATCAAGCTCCAGCGCAGGTGACGCAATGACGCTGAGCGAACAAAGCATCAGCGCGATTGCCAGGGCGCTGCTCAATGAACGTAAGGCGCTCGACGAAAGCCTCTCGTTCTGGAGCACGCCGGGCCGCATACGCCGGTATCCGCATTCGGGTGCGGCGATCAGTCATGAGCTGCATGAGAACGCGAGCGCCTTGGTGGAGCTGGCCGACGCGCACGCGCCATGGTTGAAGCAGAGACCGGACTGGCCAGCGATCACGAACAGCGCCCCACCAACACCAACGATGGAGAACGCATGAAGCCCATTTTCAACACCCAGGCCTTCGCTAAGGCCCTTGCAAACTTCAAGGCGGCCGCCACTAGGGAACTGCTGCCGCACTTTGCCGCTACCAACGCCTACATCACCAAGCTCAATGCTGCGCTGACCGCACCGGCCTCGACGCCGATCGATGCGAGACCGGCCCATTGCGGGAACATCATGACGCTTCTCGCCCACCTGTGCGACATGGACGACGAACTGCGCCTGTGGGTCCTTCGCTGGCTGGCATTCCCGCTGCGAAACCCAGGTGCTAGGATGTCCACCGCCCTGGTCTTCAATGGCAGCGAAGGCTCGGGCAAATCGCTGTTCATGAATTTCGTCGTCGCCGAGATCTACGGCGATAGTGCCGCCAAGATCCGGCCACGTGACTTACACCGCACGTTCAACGGATGGATCGAAGGTAGGAGCCTTGCGGTGGCCCACGGATGGATCGAAGATGCGAACCTCGCGGTGGTCGACGGTGACTTTGCCCGATCGCACATCGCAAAGATGAAGGCCGCGATGACGGCCCAATCGTTCGTCGTCGAGCGCAAGGGAGAAGCTTCGCGCGTGGTATCGAACCGGCTGAACTTCATCTACGTCACCAGCAGCCCTGACTTCCTTCCGGCCGACGTCGGCAACCGCCAGTTCATGGTCATCGAAGTGCCTCCCCGGCAGCAGCGCGCCTTCTACCAGGCTGTCGTGCATGAGATTGCCGAGGGCGGCGTCGACGCTTTTCGAGACTATCTGATGCACGGGCTCGACATGGGCGAGTTCAACGAACACACCCCACCGCCGGTCGGCGCCTTTATCGACGACAGGAGGACCGCATGAGCCTGCTAGCGAGCGACTACGTAGGCCCGGTGGCCGGCGGTAGCGTGGTCTATGTGATCGTCGGCGATCGCGCGAAGTTCGATCAGATCGACAGACCAGTGACAGAACACCCTGCAGGCCCTGCGGGCAGGGTGTTGACGAAGACCATAGGGGCCACCGCGCGCAGCGAAGACAGTCTAGTCATTTTCCAGCACTGGCCTGACAGCTCGATCAGCCAAGGGGAGAAACCATGACGGGCCCTGTACCAGGCACCCAGGACGAGCCGAACGACCCAACCGCGTACAGGCATCACCTGTTACTGCTCAAGTCCATGCACTGTGCTCGCCCAGTGGTGCATGAAGGGCTGAAGCAGTTCATCAGCTGCTTGACGGCCAACCGCGACGGCGGGCGCATCTCGATGACCGTCTACCTGGCCGGTAAGGTCGGAGGCTTCGACAGCTCCGAAATTCAGATCATGGAGGGATAGCTTATGTCCATCGCGATTTTCACGACATTGCTGCAACCGCTGCAGGCGGGCCTCAACAGGATCACCCAAGCCCTGCCGCAAGACACCTGCACCCACGACTGCAGCCAGGGCTGTCGCTGCACTTGCTCGCATCGATGCGAACCGCGCTGCGCGGCCGGCGGCGAGCGAGCTTGCCAGCCGCACAAGGGCACCTGCCCATTCAAGAATTTTGCTTAATCAAGTTATCGAGCGCTCACATGCAAACCGAATTCATGCTCCTGTCGATCTACAACAAGCCACGCCTGACCCTCAAGGAGGTCTGCCAGGCGATCGGCATGTCGTTGAAGACCGCGTACAACCACCGGTCGGCCCAGACCTTCCCTATCCCGATGTCGGGCGACCCGCTGCACGCCGACATCCGCGATGTAGCGGCATACGTCGACGAACTCCGCGAGGCTGGAAAGAAGCCCGCTGCAAATACGTGAGTTCTCACGGTAATTCCTGAGCGAGATAAACATGGAACGGACCAACGACGAAGACACGCAGCCGGCACAAAGCTCACCAAAGCGTGGTCGACCTCCGACCGGCAAGGCAATGAGTGCGGCCGATCGGCAGGCTCGCCGCGTGGCCAAGCTTGAGGCTGAGGGCAAAGCCCTACTGCCGCGCATTGCGGTTTCACGCGAAGTCCAACAGGCCCTGTACAAGTTCATCCAGTTCAAGGACATGACGCTCGGGGATGCGCTAGAACGGATCCTTCACGACCGCCTCATCCGCAAACGTTAG